GTCGCGCTATCCGATCCAAAGCCGTGTGGCTACGCAATCTGTCTTGAGATGATCCTATGAGTGATGTTTCGACGCCGCTGGCAGCGTACAACGCCATGACAGAGGACTGGGACCTGGTCGACGCCCTGCTGGGCGGGACCGTCGCCATGCGCGACGCCGGTGCGACCTACATGCCTCGCTTCCCTCTGGAGTGCGAGGCGAGCTACAACGAGCGTCTGGCAACAGCCACTTTGTTCCCGGCGTTCTCGGAGACCGTTAGCAACCTGTCCGGGCACGTCTTTGCCCGCCCGGTGGTGGTGGGCGACGACGTGCCCGCCGCGATTCAAGAGCAGGCCATGAACATTGACTTGCAAGGCAGCAACCTGACGGTCTTCGCCGCCACCTGGTTTTACCGCGCATTGGCCTATGGCATGGCCCATGTGTTGGTGGACTACCCGCGTGTTCAGGGTGCGCGCACGGCCGCTGCCGAAAAGGCTCTCGGCGCCAGGCCATATTGCACGGTCTATGCCGCCAGGCAGTTGATCGGCTGGCGCTTCGGGAAAATTGATGGCGTTCCAAAGCTGACCTTGGCCCGCCTGGTCGAATCGGTGGAGGAAGACGACGGCGAATTTGGGACAAAGCTCGTCAAGCAGATCCGGGTTTTACGACGGGGCAGCTATCAGGTGTGGCGCTGCTCGGGCAAGGACGGCGCCTGGTTCGTGCATGACGAAGGCCCGATGTCCGTGGCGGAGATTCCGCTGGTGACGCTTTACACCGGCCGAACCGGGCTATTGACCGCAAAGCCGCCGCTGCGCGAGGTCGCGCACTTGAACGTCAAGCATTGGCAAGAGCAATCCGATCAAGACACGTCCGTGCGCTTTGCGCGTGTAAGGCTCCTGTGGACGGCGGGCGCCGATGTCGAGACGGGACCAGACGGGAAGCCCAAGCCACTGCAGGCGTCGGCAGATTCTGTCATCGGCTTGCCGACCGGTGCACAGATGGGCGTGGTGCAGGGCTCTGCTGAGAGCGTCAAGGTAGGACGGGACTCTTTGGACGCCCTGGAACGCCAGATGTCCGAGGCCGGCGCGAAGCTACGTCGCAAGGATGCGCAGTTCACCAAGACCGTACAACAAGCTGCTGATGACTCGGTCACCGAGAAAAGCGCGCTGGGCAATATGGCGCAGGGGCTGGAAGACGCGATTGACCAGGTCCTGCAATTCATGGCCGACTGGCAGAAGCTGGGCGACGGTGGATCAGTCGAAATCAATAAGGACTTCGACTTGGATTCGACCCCGGATCAGTCTATGGCCACGCTCATCACCATGAACGGGGCGGGCAATCTTTCCGATCAGACTCTGTTCGAGGAGGCCAAGCGCCGCAGCCTCGTTGCGGACGGCGTGAATTGGGAAACGGAGCAGGAGCGCTTGCGCTCCCAGCCACGGCTGTAGAGGTGAAGCATGGCCGATAAGCGCGACAAACTGGACGACGCGGCAACCGAATTGATGCTGGATGCGCTGCGCGTAGCGGCAGGTTTGGACGTCGACGCGCAGGCGCAGTTGCGCACGCTGGCGGTGGAGTTGCGTGGGCTTCTTGGAGCGGTCGATATTGCGCGAGCGGGTCCGGCGGAGATAGACAGGCTGCTTGCCGCTGTCGAGGCAGCTACCAGCAAGGCGCACGCCGCGATAGCAGAACAGCAGTTGACTGTGCTTGCGACGTTCGCTGATGTTGTCCAGCACGCCACGGCGCAGGCCGTGGGCAGCCGACGGCGGGCCGCCGCGTTCGAGATTGCGGATGCTGTATTCGCAGGGGCGACGCCGAGGGAAGTCTGGGAGAACCAAGGCGCCGCGCTGCAGCGTGCGATCGCCCGCGAGGTTCGAATCGCCTCGCTGGACCCGAAAGCGACGGCGCAGGCGCTTGTCACTCGGGTCGTGGGTGATTCCGATACCCCTGGCCTGATTCGACGGGCCGCGAAAACGGCGAAGACTCTCACGGAGGGCGTAACACTGGCGGTCGCTGGCCAGGCACAACAGGCGCTGTTGCGCAGTGCGGACGACGTGCTGTCTGGCTATCGCTGGTCAGCTCGTTTCGACAGCAAGACCTGCATGGTGTGTGGTGGTTTGGACGGGAAGCTGTTCACGTTGGCCGGCGAACCGGTGGGGCACCTGACGCCGCTGCAGGGCGGGCCGCCCCGTCATCCTGGCTGCCGCTGCATTCTGGTGCCGGAGCCGCTGCAGACCGGCGTCGGCGCGGCGCTGCCGGGCGTCGATGGCACCTTCAGCCGTGGGCCAACCTTTGAACAATGGCTGTCCCGCAAGTCGGATAAGTTCAAGCGGCAGTACTTCGGGCCAGGGCGGCTGGAATTGTGGAAGGAGGGCAAGCTCACCCTGACCGATCTGCTGGACATGCAAGGCAACCCGCTGACGCTGGATAAGCTCCGGGCGAAGTACGAGGTTTCTGCTCCCCGTTAAACATCGGGGTGCGAGACGTAGGGCCGTGGTGCGCTTTTGCGCCACGGCCCTTTCCTTTTGGCCGCGGCGCGGATGCAAGGCGGTGTTTCGGGCCGGATGGCCCATTGGACAAGGTTGGATGACCATGAAATTGAAGCTCGATGAGAACGGCCACGTGGTGGTTCAAGACGGTAAGCCTGTCTATGTGCAGGATGACGGCAAAGAGGTCGCGTTCGATGCGGCCGGGACCGTGCAGACCATTAGCCGCCTGAACGGCGAGGCGAAATCGCACCGGGAGCGCGCGGAAGCCGCAGAGGGGCGGCTGGATGCTTTCAAGGACATCGGAGATCCGGCCGCCGCGGTGAAGGCGCTGGAAACGGTCAAGAACCTGGACGACAAAAAGCTGGTGGATGCCGGCGAAGTCGAGAAGGTCAAGTCTGAAGTCAGTAAGGGCTTTCAAGCGCAAATCGACGAGGCCCGCGCGCAGCTCGTGCAGGCAAACCAGAACCTGGCCAGCCACATGATCGGCGGCAGCTTCGCGCGGTCGCAGGTGATCGCAGAAAAGCTGGCTGTGCCGGCGGATCTGGTACAGGCGCGATTCGGGTCGACATTCAACGTCGAAGACGGCAAGGTCGGGGCCTATGGGCAAGACGGCAACAAGATTTTCAGCCGTTCGCGCCCGGGCGAAATCGCCGAGTTCGACGAGGCCTTGGACTATCTCATCGAGCAGTACCCGCACAAGGACCACATCCTGAAGAGCTCCGGCGCTTCGGGTGGCAGTAGCGGTGCGAATGGAAATGGTGGTGGGCGCCACACCGCAGGGTCGCTTGCTGATTGCAAGACCGACGCCGAGCGCGTGGCCTACCTGGACAAGGTTGGTAAACAATAGGGAGCGAAAGCATGCCTTTCGATTTGGTGGTGTTCAACAAGCAGGTTTCCACGACCATCACGGAGCTGGTGGACCAGGAAGTCAACAAATTCAATGAGGCATCCGGCGGTGTGCTGGTGCTGGCCTCGGGCGCGAACAAAGGCGATTTCAGCATCGAGTCGATGTTCAAGCAGATCGGTGGCCTGGTGCGCCGCCGCGATGCCTACGGCAGTGGCACGGTGCCGCCCAAGCGCCTGGAGCAGTTGGCTAACACTGCGGTCAAGGTCGCGGCTGGCACGCCGCCGATCGAGTTTGAGCCGCAGCAGTATCTGTGGATTCAAGAGAATCCGACGCTGGCGGCGCTGAAAATTGGTGAGCAGTTGGCAAAGGCCAAGCTGCAAGACATGCTCAACGCCGTGATTCGCACCCTGGTGGCGGCGCTTAAGGGCAACCCGGCCATCGTGCATGACGGTACGGACGCGGGACCCAACTGGCGCGTACTGAACCAGGGCGCCGGCAAGTTCGGGGATCGATCCGGGGCACTCGCCGCCTGGGTCCTGCATTCCACCGTGCTGACCAATCTGTACGACAACGCGCTGTCGAACGCCGAACGTCTGTTCACCTTCGGCACCGTGAACGTCATGCGTGACCCGTTCGGCCGCATCTTCGTCGTGACCGATGCCGACCCGCTGATCAATCCGGCTGCGGGTGAGGATGAGATCACGTACAACACGCTGGGCTTGGTCCCTGGCGCGGGCCTGGTGCAAGACAACGGCGATTTCAATGCGGTGATGGTGGACCAAGTTGGCAACGAGAACATTTCGCGGATCTACCAAGCGGAATGGACCTACAACGTCGGCCTGGCCGGCTACAGCTGGGACCAGGCGAACGGCGGGAAATCCCCCAACGATACGGCTCTGGGGACTTCCGCCAACTGGGACAAGACGGCGTCTTCCAACAAGGACACGGCCGGCGTCCTCGTGGTCACCAAGTAGCACATCAGGGGTGGGCTGGGCCCGCCCCGTTTTCCGTGTAGAGGTATTTCATGAAGACAAAGCACAAGCCCAAGCGGGTCTTGCTGTTTGTGAATGGTGTGCCCTCGCCGCAGGACAAAGCGCTCGCGCGACGGGCGGGCATTCAGTTGCGCGACCCGCGCGCTTACCGGGCGGGTGATTTCGTTGAGGCGTGCGACGCCGTGGCCGGCGATGCGCCGCCGGCGTACCGCCAGCGATACGACCAGTTGACTCAGAATGATCTGGCCGAGCTCCTGCGACCGTTTACCCCGCAGGTGTCGGTGGACCTAACGGCGTCTGAGGGGCAGGTACCGACTGGCGAAAACGCCACGAATCCCGCTGATGCGCAGGCGCAGGCGCCCGAGCCTATGGCTGGCGCTAGCGAGGCAGCGGAGGACGGAAAAGCCACGGTCGACAGCCTCAAAGCCGCGTTGGACGCGAAGGAAATTCCGTATCCCAAGACGGCCAAGAAGGCTGAGCTGCAAGCGCTGCTGACGAACGTTGCATAAGGAGAACCGATGCAGCGCTATATCAATCTCAGTGACCGTCACACTGTCACGGTTGGCGGGGACCCGCCTATCGCACCGGGGGCGAGCCAGGTCCTGGCTTATTCGGCGGCGCTCCAGGACCTATTGGACCGTCGCATCCTACAGCTGGATCAGTCCACTGCAGAACCGGCAACCGTGGTGCAGCTTAAGCGCTGGCTTGATGACCGAGGTGTTGCCTACGCACGTGGCGCGCGGCTCGCAGAACTCCGCGAGGCGTATCTCAGGGCGGTAGAAGGGGGGAGCCATGGCGGCAACGGTTGAGCTTCTGGACTTCTTGGCGCCCGGCGTAGCCGCCAGGCCTGTCGACGACAAAGAGCAAGCCCTGGCCGTGGCGAAAGGCCATCGGCCCGGATGCTTGCTGCCAGCTGAGCAGGATGAAGCCCAGGCACTGTACGCCGCCTGGCTGCTCGCGATGAGGATGCAGCAAGAGGTCGCGATCGTTGTGCCGGCTGGGGTCACGATGGAGAAGGAAGGCGACTTGCAGCGTACGTTCGGCAATAGCGCTGGGACGATTGATCCGATGGGCTTTCGTGCTCGCTATGACCTGCTGAATGACAAATGTTCGCGCACGGTTCGAGTGGGCGGTCTGATGCGCGCGTCCAAGTGCTTCGGGGGTGAAGATTGAAGGTCATTGACAAGGGTTTGCAGCGGTATGCAGCTGAAATGCGCCAGCTGAACAAGGTCACGGTCAAGGTCGGAATTCAGACAGAAGACGCGAACACCCCGGGCAGCAACGGTACTCCGCTGATCGACTACGTCGAATTCAACGAATACGGTACCGAGGATATTCCCGCTCGGCCTTTGCACAGGGATGCCGCTCGGGTCTACGAGCAGCAGCTTGCGGATGTGCAGGAGCAGCAGGTGGCTGCGGTCATGGGCGGGAAGAAGACTGCGAACGAAGCCGTGCACGCCGTTGGGGCCTGGTACCAAGGGATCGTCCAGCACCATCTCCTCAACGGCCCGTGGGAGCGGAATGCGGAATCGACGGCGAAGAAGAAGGGTTTCGATCAGCCCCTCCTGGACAAGAAGCTGCACTTCAATTCCATCAAATACAAGGTGGTCAAGTCATGAGCAGCTTTCGCCGCCCGCAAACTATCCGCACGCGGCTGCCGGGCCGCCGTGAGCGCGGGCACTGGATAGAGGGCGAACCTGGCCCGGACAAGACGATCCAGGCTTCGGTACAGCCGGCCAAGACTGGCGACTACGACCAGTTGCAGGCGAACCCGGACGGACGCCGCGTGCGCGCCGCCGTCCGAATCTACACGTCCGAGGTGCTGGATGTGGCCGGTCAGGATTGGACGAACGGCGACCGCCTGATTTGGGGCGCGGGACCGCTTGCGGGCGAGTACCTGCTGGTGGGCGTGGCGCCCTGGCAGTCGGGTGTGATTCCGCACTACCGATACCTGGCCGTGCTGCTGGCCGCCTCTGAAATGCAGTAAGCCCAAGGATTCCCGGCCGCCTGGTCCGGGGCCGGACGGGGCTAATCGTCCGGAGGACTCCCCAGGCCCGGCTGGGCATTCCAGGCTACCGGGTAGGGCGGCATCGAGTCGGCGCGCGCGTAGGCGTGGAGTGGCCGATAGTCCCATCGATGCTCTATTAATTTTTGGACGGCCATGAACCCCGAAGACGCGATTTTCGAACTGATCGAGGCCGCCGCGGGCGGTATGCCGGTGATCTTCGCCGACGACAACGGTCCACGGCCGGAAGGGCCGTACATCATGCTGGCTGTGCGCTGGGCCAAGGTCAGCGGCGCAGAGGCCGGGCGGGTGGATGATGACGGCGAGCAGCCCGTGCGTCACCACGACGATGCCGTGGTCGAGCTGCAAAGCTTCCGAGCCGCGGCCTACGACGCGCTGGACGAGCTGGCTCTGAGACTTCGGCACCCCGTGTACGAAGACCGGGCCGAGGCGTTGGGCCTTGCCTTGTTTGAGATCGGGCGCCTGCAGAACATTCCAGTCGTGCGCGATGACGTGCGCTTTGAGCGCCGCGGCATGCTGGAGCTTGGCATCCGATACACCCGCGTCCATTCCGAGTTCGTCGGCATCATCGAAGCCGTGACTGGCACCGTCACCACTTCCGGCGGGCTGACGCCGGGCATCGAAACCCCCTTTACCGCGACTGTCGTGACCGCGCCATAGCGGCCGCGACGCGCAATCG